GCACTGTTAAATATAAAAAATAAAGGAGATCTAAAAGATTTTGTTACTCCATTTATAAGATAGGTAACTTCTATTAAATAAGAACCATAAGCTAAAAACATACTGGTAGGAAGATTAACTTCTGAAGCTAAATACTCACTTATTACTGTTGTTGGGTTATATGTAAACTCACCTATAGCTCCGATAAGTTTTAACGATATAGCATTAGAAGCTACTGGATCAAAAACTACAGTTCTTCCGACATTGTTTTCTGGAAGTTTTATTACTTCTCCCTGTATTTCTAAATTAAGAGCTGTAACGTGAGAATATAAACTTCTTCCTTTACTACCTGGTGAAATTGATAGCCTGCTGGTAGGTGTATAAAATATGTCTATGTCTTTGTACTGTTCTTTGTTTGTTCCTTTGTCTAAGTAAAAACGAAAAGTTTTATCACTTAACTCAGTTATTATATATGAAGTTTCAAAAGTATCGTAAGAAGTAAGGATAACAACTTCTCCAATAAGCTGTTCCCAAGTTAGAGTGTGGTTACGAGTATTTGTATAATCATTAATAATAGCTTGAAGATCTACTTGCCCACCAATTTCGCCAACAGAACTTTTTAAAAGTTTAAATATGTCATCTCCCGCAGTAAGAAGTTTTACTTTTCTGCGTTTTTGAGTATAGCCAACATATAAAGGCATATTACAAAACCGTACAGGGAACTATTGTGCAGCAACCTACTAAGTTAATAGCAATGTCTTTAATTCTGGCATCTGCAGTGCCTGTAGCTACCTGTATCTGCAGTTTGTCTCCTGCTGATATAACTACTGGGCTTATTGTTATGACTCCTGAGTAAGCTTCTATGCCGAATACAATTGATCCTATTTGAGATCCATTGTGAAGAATATTGAAAGTAGTGATAAAAAATTCAGCGGTATCTTCACATATTGCTTTAGCACCAGGAGAATTTTCAGCAATACTAATAGTTCTTGAAGCTACAAAAGTTCCGTACAATTCATTGGGAACTACATATCCCTGAAGATAGTAATTAATGTCGTAAGGAGTAGGTTTTCCAATATCTTCAGAATACGGAGATGTTACGGTAGTGTTGTCAAACACATACATCTCTACTTTAGACATTATTTGGTATTGGCTGGATGTACCTCTGACAAGCCTAATACGCCAAAAACCCTCAAGCTGAGGGGTAATAACGTAGGTTACTTTGCCAGTAGTAGTTTCTGTTGGCGGTATGTAATTTGCTATATCGATTGGAGATTCTTTGTATTCTGTAATGCCATTAGGGTCGATAACAAGCAGATCTAGGTCTGCAAGGTCTGGTGGAGATACCGTCGCCAGTATCTCCCACTCGATTGTAGTAGCATTATTAAGTAAATACATTTAAACGTTCTTTGAATAGCTAATAGCAAATTTTTTCACTGTAACAGGTACGTTATTACCAGTACGTTTACCGTCGATAATTTCATCTTTATGAAGAGTCATCATAGTACCTTCTGCATTATCGATAAGAGCTTGTTCTAGCTCTACAGGAATGTCCAAAGGAACAATTTTTGATAGGCCAAAATGCTGGTTTTCAAAAGATAGGTGTACTGTAGTTGTGTAACTGTTTTCACGGTTATCTTTGTTTGTGATAGTAACTACATGGGTTACAAAAGCAGCTTTCTTAGCAGCAGCAATTTTTTTACGTCTAAAAGCAGCTTTAGAAATGGGTTTACTTTGTACAGTATTTTCTTGAAAATCCGAATTGGAAGAACCTTCTTCTGGTGGAGCAGGTGTTTCACCTTTAGCTTCAGCAATCATGCCCATAAGCTTGTTAGTAGGAGTATTTTTCTTAAACTCCAAACCCAGTTCGTTGGCTTCTTCAAGTACTGTTTCACGTTCAATCATTGTATTAATTCCTTTCGGATAATTAAAAAGGAGAGCCTTTATTTAAAGACTCTCCCAACTTTATTACTCAGAAGCAGCTACTAGCATCTTCATCAAACGCTCTTCACGAAGGATGATACCAGCATACCACATGTTGTAACTGAAGAAGCCTGTAGTCCCGAATGGGTTACTAAGCTCAATCTTGGATGGTGCTTGGCTGTTGAACTTAATCTTGCCATTACCTTTCAAACCTACTGTGGCAAAAGAGCCTTCAGTTGGGAAAAGGATAGGAAAGACATCAAAACGAACTTCTGCATTTGAATAGTCAGAAGTGCCTGTAAAGCTATTCAAAGCTGAAGCAGCAGTTGCGTCAAGAGTAGTATTCGCCAATGAACCAGCATAGGACGCAGGTACTACATCACCAGCACCACGATAAACAAGCTGAGATTCAGACTCAATAAATCTGACATCGTTCATAGCACCGACTTCGCCTTCAGCCAAATTTGTAGCATCGGCATACTTGTATGCTGGGATGTATACATATTCGGTTTCGTAAGTACTACCACGAGTGAGGTTTTCCAGATCATACTTAACTTCCGGTCCAATAATAGCGTAAAACGCTTTATTGACGGTGCGTGTATCAATCTTGGTAGAACCTGTAACGATAGAAGTAGTCTTCTTAGCACGGTTACGTACAAGCTTACGAACGCCTTTACGCATCAAGTCGTAAGAAACACTTGATAAATCATCTTCAGTACCATCAGCTTCAGTTACATCACTACCTACAGTACTCATAGAAGCCGCAGAACCTGACAACATTACAGTTGTAGTTGATAGCATATCGAGCTGAATAAGATCTTCAGAACGACGATTAGCTAGCATACCAAGCTCTTCACGATAATGAACCTGAATCATATCTTCAGAAAACATATCTACTTCGTCAGTATAGTCAATCATTTCGCCGTATCGAGAAAACGCCGTATCAATAGTAATTTTCTTGATTGACCGTTTGTTAGTGGCACCTGCACCCTCAGTAAGAGACGCACCTGTGCCATCAGTAGAAGCCAGACCACTAGACACATCGATAACATTTCGTGCAGACAGGTAGCCTTTAGCGGCAAACTCACCATCAGTTTGTTCACGGTCATAGATGTGCAACCATTTTGATACCTTGTAGGTTTTACCCATTTTCAAAGGCATAGAACGGCGATCTGCAAATTGGGAGTAAACAGCAACAGCGTTAGCTGCTTTTACGCCTGCTTTATCGTAGTAGTGAACGATAGTGTTGGCACCAGCAGTGCTGTTATTACCATTACCATATACATTGTCAGCCATAATTAATTGTCCTAGTTACTCGACTGGAGTTTTTTATACCAGTCATCAAATGCTTCATCATCATCTTCTAAATAGTCGATGACACCTTTTCGATCAGCTCTAGCTTTAGTTGAAGAAGCTGATCGTCTACGCTGAGCCTCTGATGATGCTTGATCTGAATTTTGTACTGCATCTTGTGTCTTTTTATTTGCTTCATCAACAGAATTTTGATTCGAGCTATTTTGTTGATTTGAAGAAACTTGTTGACCTGCAAGCATGTAGTATTCAATGTCAGACTTCGTATTTCCATCGAGAACTTTCATTTTCATAGCTGCTGGAGCTACACGGTCATAAAGACCCGATTTAATATCGTTATGCAGGCCCGTAATTAACTTAGGGTTATCTGCAAAACTTTGTCGTGATTTATTGTCCCACTGCTTGTCGATAACATCAACAGTGATTTTATATTCTGGATCATTTGATATAGGAGCTGTAATTTCCTCCAGTTGAATTTGAAACTCATCTTTGCCATACACGTTAGGTGTGTATGCTTGTTCTTGAGTATCATCATCTAAATCAAAAGCATCAAGTTTATTTTTTTCTAGTAGCTGTTTTATAGCTCCTTTGTTACCTTTCAAAGCATCAATAGCTACATTCAAATCTTCTTGCTTTACACCTTCTTGCTCAAGAGCTGAAATCATTTTTCTATAGGGAGCAATGGATTGCATTTTTTTGGTGTAATCCATAGATTGACCAAATACTGTGCCAAACTGCTTTATAATTTCTTCTTCTGTAAATTCAAAATCTTGACCATTTGCTTTAAAAGATATTTTTTTTGGTTCACCGACAGTTTCTTTATTATCTAAGTCGTCTTTATTTTCGTCTTCACCCAAATCATCTTCATTTAGGTCATCTTCATCATCTTTTTTTGTATCTTCATCTAGCTCGTCTTTATTATCCAAATCATCTTTATTATCTAAATCGTCTTTCTCATCTTTACTTGAATCATCTTCATTTTCTTTTTTATCATCAGAAGCCAAAGATGAATCATCAGGTTCTTCACTGCTAGACTCTTCTTTACGAAGCTCTCTAATGCCATCTAAAGGATCAGTATCATTTAGAAATACATCTTCTTGACTCATATCTTTGGCAGGCATTTAGGCTTCTCCCTCTGCTTCCATTGCAGTCATTTCATCATCTGACAATACTGGATTAGTTGCCCCTTCATAAAAATTCTTGATCATTCCAAAGTAATACTGAAGGTTACTGGCAGAAATAAGATCTTCCATAACACCAGATCGTTTACCTTGTTCTGAAATTTGTGGTACTGACAAAAGACTAACAGAATTCAAAACTTCACGTTCGAGATAACCTTTCATAACTACTTTTTGGAAGTCTTTATTAGCTTTTAGCCTCTCCAAAGCTTCTCCCATTTCGATATGGTTATCAATTTCGTTCTGTTCGTTGTTTTCAATTTGGTTCTGGTTACTCATAATCGAGTCCTAGTTTGTTTAAAGAATACTTATGTTATAGCATAACTTATCGTTTGGTCAAATCCATTTCTTTAATTCTTTCTTTAGAAATATTATCTTCTACTGTTTTAGCTCCTAAAGTTTCTCTTTCAAAAGCTTTTTTATCCATATCTTCTTTAAATTCTGATCCATCAGCTTTTTTAGTAAATTCCAAATCTTTAAGATCTGCTTCAGAACCTAGCTGACGTGCCCTAGCTATATCAAGTTGAGCTTTAGCTTTCTTAGCATCCAAATCGACAATATTTTCTTGAGAGCGTGTATCACGTTCCCTAATTTCAGAAATAAGTTTTTGTTTCTCAAGTTCTCTCATTTCTTCTATATACGGGTCAGGCTGTGGTTTATATTCTTCAAGTTGTTTAGCAAGATCTGGCATTTTGTGTAATTTAGCTATTTGCCCCATAAGAAGGTTTTTCATTCCAGCATCCATACTTTGCCCAAGTGTTTGAAGCAAAAAAGATAGTTCTTGAGCTTTGCTAGTATTGTTTTCAGAAGTAGATACTTCAATTTGTATATCAATATTGCCTTTAAGATCGTCTCTTTTTATAGCTACGAATTCTTCGTTAGTAATACGAATAACTTCTTCAGGTTTTAAAAACTCAATATTGTAAGCTATCCACTTCCTCATAAGAGGCTTTATAAGGTTCTCAGCGATGTTTCTTACAATGTCTAACCTACGTACAGCTACAGCATCCAAAGTGCCTCTAGCAGACGTTGCGGTAGATCCTAGCGTCTGTCCTCCTATGCCACCACTAAAAGATTTAACGCCAAGCATACTTTCTGTTTCGTTGTTAATAATTTCTAATACGGAAAATACACTTCCAGGTATCTGGTTGTATGAACCTTCATAAAAGTCATTTGCACTACCGTTAAACTCAAAGTTTTTACCATTTATAAATCTTGTTTTGTTTAGAGAATCTAAGGCACCATTACGAATACCTTTTTGAGCGTTGTTAGAATTAGCCATATTATCCAAAATACCACGCTTTATAGCAGTAGTAATTTTTTGGTTATCTCCAATAAGCTCAGCGTTGCCTTCACCATACATTTTAAAAGGAATTGAATTATTAGACAAAACCAGGAAAGGGACAGCTTTATCTGGATAAGGATTTTCACCAAGTTGAATAATTACATCATCTACCCATGTAGCTACGATAGGTTCTGCTATTCCATCATTGTTTATATCTTTAAAACCAAAATATTCATAAACAAGTATTTTTTTACGTGCTTTGTCTCTAAATACAAATTCTGAATCATTTTCTTCTTCG